GTCATCGAATGCCAGCGCCTCGTGCTGGCTAGGATCATCCATCTGTGAGCACATGGGTTCGCTCTCCTGTCTGCAGTGCAGGGCTGCAGGACAGCTAGAGTAGCACAGCGCTACTTGCTGCGATGGTAGCCGTAGGCGATGGCGACGATGGCCACGATGGCGACCATGGCCACCACCAGCACGCCACGCTCAGCCAGGTCAGCTATCAGCTGCGTCAGCCCCACGCTGGCTCAGAGGCCACCCAAGGCACCTCGCCCCAGCGGTAGACCTTGGGCGGTGGCGGTGGCTCATACGGCGCCCAGCGCACAGCGCACCAGCCCGCCACAGCGCCCCAGGCGCCCGCTACAGCCTCTGGCGGCAGCGGCTGGCATGGTGCGCCAGTCGGCGGCTTAGGCGGCTCAGGCGGCTTGGGCTCAGGCGGCTCAGGCGGCTTGGGCTCAGGCGGCTTGGGCTCAGGCGGCTTGGGCTGCGTTGGCGGCACGTACTCGCGCAGCTTAGTGATGCTGTGCTGCGATCCTCCCCAGGCTGCTTTGGTTAGATCGCTCCACTTGGCCCATAGCCCTTGGCTGCCCTGAGCTGCGAGCGGATCGAACCAGCCCGCCATGCCGCCGTTGGCGTCAGTCCAGTAGGCCAGGCAGGCTGAATGCCCAAAGCTGCCCGACTGATGGCGCATGTAGGTCGGGATGAGCCCGTATTCATGGTTATAGACAGCAGCCTTGCCAGCTTTCAGCGCCGCTCGTACTGCCGTCATATCGGCAGCTAGCAGCTCCACGCTCATGGCTGCCAGCGTGCCAGCGCGGACCTCGCCAGCGTTGGCGCCAGCGTTGTGCGGCCTGCCCTTGAGCGCTCTGCTGCGATGCGCTGACAGCGTGGCTGCCTCCATCTGTGACGCCACAGACGGGCGCACAAAGCGCGCCGCCATCTGCCCTGAGCACCAGCCGCAGCAGACGATGGCCCAGCCATTCACCTCTGGCTTCTCACTGACCACGCGCAGCACGCCAGGCGGGCGCCCGTATATCGGGCTACTCATCAGGCGGCTGCCCAGTCGAGCGCTGCTTGATACGGTCGATCAGCAGATAGCGGCGCAGATAGTGCAGTACGTAGCGCCAGCAGCGGTACAGCACAGGATCTAGGCGAACACGCCTGCAGCCTGCCAGTGAATTGAATTCAGGCTAGACCAATTGGCGCCAGATCTGTTGAACGCGCGCAGGGTAACGCTCACGGTATCGACGGCTGCGATATCGACGATGTAGATATTGCCGTCAAAGCTGTGCATGGTGGCGGTCACAGTCGGCACTGCAGCGTAGGCGCGCCCGAATGCGACGACGATCTGTGCCTCAGCCGTACCGTTACCAGTGATAGCGCTGCGCTCGTGCAGAATGTCTGGCGTTGCCTCTACTGCGTCATGCACCTGATCGCCCCAGGCGGTCTCGATAGGCTGCCCAGCGGTCGGGCGCGCGGCTGAGATCTGCGGCATTAGCGTTCCTCCTCTAAACGGTATCGACGACGATGATCAGGATAGGCCTGCTGCCAGCTGTGGCGAAGTCATCGCTATCGAATTCTGTTGTATACGTCTGGCTGGTCTCTGTGTAGCCAGTCAGGCGCAGACCTCGATTGACTTGACCGCCGCCACCAGCTGCCAGTGGCAGCCACTGGCGCACAATCGCTGTGATATCGATATCCACCTGCGCGTTCTCAGATCGTGTGATCGATGCTGCTACCTCGTGTGTGGCTGTGGCAGCTGGCCCAGGATAGACAACGGCATTGCCAGCGCTTGGCGTTGAGCTCGTGCCCTCCGTCCAGGCAGCCGTCACACGGTTGATCCTGATGCGCGGGTTACTGCCAAAGCCAACGCGCACCTGCGTGCTCGTGCGCAGCCGCAGCGTGGCAGAGACCAGCTTCACGACGTTGGCCAGGTTAGGCGCAAACTCCACCAGGCTGCGATAGATCCAGCCATCCCAGGCGCCAGCTGGCAGGTCGGTAGCGGCGCCAGCGCCAAGCTTGAGCCCGGTATTGCTCAGTGCGATCAGCGCAGACTTGGTACTGGTTACAGACCGCGTAACGCGCACCGGACCTGTGCTGACGGTATACGCCACTGCGCTGTTGATAGGCACGATGGTGCCAGCGGCTGGCGCCGTAGTCGTGACCTTGCCAGCGCTCAGCGCGTTGGTAGCTGTGCTGCGAGCCCCAGCCAGCAGCCCAGCCGCTGTGATCTGCGCCAGCGCATCGGCCTCAGCCAGCCCTGCCACGTTTGGCACAGGCACTGACACGACGACGGCAGCCTTGGCCACGCTGGCAGTAACAGCGCTGCCAGTGTCTGCGTACACGCCAGAGGCAGGCTGCTGCGCCAGCACAGTACCGACTGGCGAAGCAGACTCGAGCTCTGTGTACGTCAGCGTTAGCCCAGCATCCTGCACAGCTGTTGTGGCAGCGCTCAGCAGCAGCCCGACGATATCCGGCACGAGCACCTGCCCGACTGGCGGGATGATGCCACCAGCCCACTGCGATGCTGATACGTAGCTGAGCACGGTAGCCGTCCAGCCCTCAGGATCCACCTTGAGCTGTAGCCCGATAGCGCGCGTATCTGCGCTAATCGGCGGATTGGTCAGGTCAGTGCGAATGCGCACCAGGTCGATACCGCCCATCGCCACCAGGCTGCGCAGCTGCGCCTCTGACGTTGGGTAGACAGCGCCAGGAATGTACTCGAGTGATGCCAGAGCTCGATCAGCAAGCACCTTGTCTGCCCAGTTGACGTTATCCGGCACACGCCTTGTGCTGCGGTCCAGCGTATGGCGCCCAAAGCGCCTGATGCTCTCAGGCGCGCTGACGGTATAGACCGGCCCCGTTGGCGCCCTGCTGATCACGTCATTGATGATGCCATCAGCTGTGCTTACGCCCAGCATCTCAGCCAGCGGGATGCCGCCCAGGCCCAGCGTCAGGCCAGCATCGCGCGGGTTGTCATGCGCGCGGAAACGCATCACTAGATCAGGCCCGATCCAAGCAAAGTTGAGCGCATCTGTGGCGGCCTCGCTGATCGCTTTCCAAACAGCCACCTGCCCCGTTGGCAGCTCTTCTGGCTCGCCTATCGCCGGATCGCCCCCAGGCGGGTCAGGCTCCACTGTCAGCGCGTTATAGCCCGTTAGCGCCACCAGCTGCCGCGCAAACGCTCGCAGCGTGCTAGCTGGCGTGACTGGCGGATCCACCTTGATATTGCTGAGCACGCCTACAGGGTCAGTGCCACCGATGATGCCCTCGCTCAGCGCGTTGGAGTAGGTGAGGGTATCCAGAATGGCAAAGCAGATAGCCTGCCCCTGATACGTCAGCCGCACGTAGCTGCCAGGGAATAGGTCTGCGGCTACGGGTGACTCCGGGTTAGTCGGATCCAGGATGCCGTCAGGATCATATGACCTGATAGTCAGCGATCCTCCATTGGCTACCGACAGAATGCCAAGAGCCCGATTGGCGCCCCAGGCGTACTCAGCCTCGATCACCTCACACGCGATAGAGACCCAACTCTGTACGGTCCAGCTTGGCTCGAGCGCTGCAGGCGCAGGCCAATTGACTAGGCCCCAGGATGCAAAGCCCGTTGTATTGGCCCATATGTCAATGCCTACGCCATCCGGCCCCAGGCGCGTAACGAACGGGATAGGCCAGAGATCCTCGCCCCAGCGCGCTTCTTCCCATAGCGCCGTCACCATCAGGTGGTGCCCAGGCCCAGGTCCATCCCGCCATTACGCCGCGCGTAGGTACGCAGTGCGCGCACTACCGTGCGCTCGATTGTCACAGGATCGCCAGTGATATTGATGACCACGCCAGGCGCGCTGCCACCAGAGCTGCCGCTGATGGCGCGCGTCTGCGCCCCGAACGTACCAACCTGCGTGCCTGCTGAGCTCGTGCCAGGCAGCTTGATGCCACTGAGCCCAGGCACCTTGCCTAGAAAGTCACGCACGAGATCGATGGCTCTGCTGATCTTGGCGATAAAGCCCACCAGCGCATTGACCACCTTGAGTAGCACGCTTAGCACTGTGCCCAGCGCTGACGCAAGCAGCTTGATGAGTGGCACGAGCACAGGCAGCAGTGCCTTGATGAGCTCACCGAACGCGCGCAGGATCGGCAGCAGCGCTGGCAGGATGGCATCCAGCAGCGGCAGCAGCGCCGATCCTATGGTCTCGCCAAGCTCGCTGAATGCGTCTGCCATCTTGGCTGACTGGCCAGCTTGACTATTGCCATACAGCTTGGCCTGACCAGCGGCAGCCTTTTGGGCATTCGCCAACGTCTCTGTCGCAGTCTTGCCCACCTCTAGCCCAGGGATGAGCGAGCGCAGCGCCTTATCTTGGCCCTGATCTGCTTTGGCTACGGCATTGGCAGCTGTGGCTAGATCGACGCCAGCCAGGCGCGCGATATCCTGCGCCACTGCCAGCTGCTCTGTCGCCAGCGCTACGTCACCCGTGGCAGTGACCAGCGGCGCCAGAGCTGCGCGCGTTTCACTGTCTGTGAATGCGAGCTCTTGCCCAGCCACGATGGCTGCGTCAACGGCTGCGGTGTAGTCAGCCGTACTGCCAGTGGCGGCTGCGATGGTGGCATTGAGCTTGGCGGTCTCATCACGATCAGCCGCAGCGCTCATGGTCATATCCAGCAGCGCCTTGCCAGCGACTACGGCAGCGCCAGCCAGGCCTGCCATCGCAGCCACGCCACCGACCGATACCGACTTGCCGAATACCGATAGGCCGCTATCGGCCTCTTTCAGCGCCGACTTCAGCCCGCTTGTATCGCCATTGATCCGTACTACCAGCGCTGGCGATGCCATCAGCCTGCCCTCAGCTTAGTCACAGCAGCCACCTCAGCCATGGTCAGGCGCCTGACCTCGTGCGGTGGCAGACCTGTGGCGAGCACTAGCGCCATCATGCGCTGCGCCGTGCGCGCGTCTGCCTGCTCGCTTTTGGGTCAGCCGTACCAGTGACCTCCACCTGACCAGCCAGCACATCTGCATAGGTCAGCTCTGGCGTATCACGGCGCGCCACGATCCACGCCATGCCCACCAGCAGGCGCAGGCGGTTAGCACCTCTGCCGCCACCAGCGATCAGCCGCTGCATATCGTCAACGTCGATCCCGGTGCACTCTGATAGGTCGATCAGATCGCCAAAGCTGAGCGATCCTGCACTGATCTGCGATACGTCGAGTGTGTACGTGATCACCGCTTGGCTGCCTCTAGTACGCCTCTGATGTAGTCCTCGTACAGCGCGCGAATGGTTGACTCATTCGCTTTGAGCGCTCGCATGATGCGCTGTTGTGGCGCGATCCCGCGCTTAGGCCAGCCGTACTCGATCACTGGCGCGTACAGCACGCGCTGCCCTTGCTTGCCAGGATGCGCTGCACGGCTGACTACGCGCCCTTGCCGCTTGCCGCCCAGGCCTTTGAAGCTGCGCGACAGATCGCCAGTACGGTCTGGCCCATAGCTCGCAGCCTGCCGCGCCACCAGCACGGCAGCCTGCTTGCCAGGCTTGCCAGCGAGCGTGATATCTCGCTCTACCTGCGCCAATACCGCCTGCGTTTCCTTGACGCCAAGCAGCTCAACGCGCTGCTTTGCCATCGCCTACGTCACGTCCAGCGTTGGCTTTGCCACGCACGGCAGCTCGAGCGCATACGGCGCGTACTCATTGATGGCGCCGCCGTAGTCACCAGCTGCCAGCGTCACTTGGCCAGTCATGGCTGGCGTGGCGTCAGCAGCTGTGACTCCCTCGCCATATACGTTGAGCACGAAGTCAGCCACTGCGCCGTCATTAGTCCACAGAAACGTTGACAGCCCTGTGGCGCTCCAGTCCTGAATGCCCTCTAGGATCAGCGCGTAAGTTGACTTACCAACGCTGCTGAATGAGCCATCACTGCAGAGCGTTTCGACTGTCACCACGTCGCCAGGCGTGACTTTGACCTGAGCTGTTGAGGCGTGACACTGGTACTCAGCAGCGGTGCCTGCGCCCACCTTGAGCGTCAGGAATACGTTACGCATGAAGATAGGCACTACTGCCACAGCTGCCATCTGATCTCCTCCTCTAGCTACTTAGGATGACGGCGCGCACGGTAGCCTGCACGCTCAGGTAGGTTGCGCCGCCTACATCGTATGGCGTCAGCGCCGACACATCAGCCAGGCTCCACGGTAATGCGCCAGCCGTATAGACCGCAGTGCTGATGGCCTCTGCCAGCGCGTCAGCATCGGCACTGATAGCAGCATCGCTCGCAGTACCGATCAGCCCAATGATGGTGAATGAGACCTCACGTGACTTGAGCCCTAGCGTGCTTGGCGCGGTATACGGGTCGCCAGGCACCAGAAAGCATTGCGGTGGCACGGCGCCGCCACTGGTCTCTGTCATCAGCAGCCCAGCTGTCACCAGCCCTGCGTACAGGTCTGCGCGTGCCTCAGCCACTGTGGTCATGCCACGCCATCAGCGACAGTGCGCCAGCGCTCGAGCTGCGGCCTGATGCCCTCTAGGTAGTCGCGCGCCACACGTGTGGCCACGCCGGATATATCGCTGTAGCTGCTGAGCCCGAATGGCGCATCACGTCTGCGGTAAGCGTCGCCGCCTGCCGTCAGCGCGTTAGGCGCCACCTCAGCGTACAGATCATCAGGCAGCGGCTCAGGCTGCGTGCCCAGCATCCTGTCGATGCCAGAGCTCACAGCCTCAGCGCAGGCGTCTGCCCAGGTCTGATCTTCTGCTGATGGGCTCGTGACTCTCACGTGAGCCAGGATCTGCGAGCCAGTGACCCACAGCCCTAGCGGGTTGGTGTCTGTATTGGGCAGGTTGAGGATCAGATCGCCAGTGCTGGCCACTAGGCCAGTGGCGTCTGCCACGTCTCCGGTTATGTCATACCAGTAATCGAATGCCACTGGCTGCGATGGCTGCACCACCACAGACCAGAGCACGCCAGCGCTGTTGCGGATCTGCAGCACAGAGCCCACTGGCGCTGTCTGCAGATCAGCGTGCGCTGTGCCGTCTGCGTCAATCTTGCTCAGCGCGATGCGCACGACCACAGCAGTCAGCGCGCTCATGCCAAGGCCACCAGGCGCAGGCTGCACGTTGGCACCTGTGCCCACCTTGGTATACCGCGCTGGCGCTGTGCTCATGACTACGGCTTGATGACGATGATCGCCGCGGGCTGGTAGACCGCAGGCGCGCCCAGGCCCCACACAGCCACGTCACGGCCAAGCTTGGCCACATCCTCATCAGAGACCTGATAAGGCCCATCCTCGAACCAGGCGGCGGTGGTGCTGTTGCTCACGAGCGCTGCGCCAGCGTTGACGGCCGGGTTGTAGATCACGCGCAGACCGCTGATCACCGGGCTAAGGCTGGCAGCGCTTGCGTCACCCACCTGCCCGTTGCTCTCGCCTTGCGGGTTGAGCTTGCCGCCGATCTCCACGAACACAGTAGCGCCGCACTGCACGAACGCAGCCGGGCTACCAGTGAGATCCTGCACCTGCGTGCTGGCCAAGAACAGCGCCTCACGCATCAGATCGAGCGTTGCCGTAGTCCAGTCCAGCGTGATGGAGCCCAGCCCTGCCGTGCCCTCGATGGCGTTGGTAAACGTGCCATCACTGACGGCAGCGTAGGCGCTGAGCATGATGCGCCCGTAGGCCTCGAGATAGGCTGGCGAGCTGCGCCGGATCAGCTGGTAGGCGATATCGCTACCACCTGCCAGCGTCTGCACAGCCGCTGTGCCCTTTTTGATATCGACGCGAACGCTGGTGATCTCAGTCTTTTGGGTAGCCTGCGCAGCCACCAGCGTGCCCAGGTTGCCGTCAAAGTACGGGAAATCCACCGACATACCGCTACCGTCCAGCGGCACGGCGCCCCAGCTGCTGATCGCCGGTCGGGCTGCGTTGACGATGCCCTTGACATCCTGCAGCACGCCAGGCGTCATCACGCCAGGGTTGTTCGCGCCAATCTGATCTGTGAGCGCTCGAGCCATGACGTGGCGCAGCTCTGCGTTGTCGCGGGTGGCTACCATGAGCTCGCCAAGCGAGCTGATGCCACGCAGCGCTGCGTACTGATCGACGCCTGCATTGGCGAGCGCGGACTCAGCCAGGCTGCGGCGCAGCTCAGCTACCTCCTCGCGCACGATGCCGCGCACGTCCTGCTGCTGCGGGATGGTGGCTGCAGCGGCAGCCGTAGTGATCGGCTCCACAGCCGCTGTAGTCTCATCCATTGCAATGACCTCCTGATCTCGTACTGCTGCTGATGCGCCAGCGTAGGCTGGCATATAGCTGCCAGCGATTGCCACCAGCCTGCGTACTGCTGTGTGCTGCACAGCGCCAGCCTGCCTGAGCACCTGCCCAGGCAGAAACTCTACCGACACGCCATCGATGCCGTTGGCCACGCGCTCTGCGTAGTCTCGAGCTGCTTGGCTTGTCAGCAGCCTGCCGCCAAAGCGCAGCCCCACCTCATCCTCTGTGAGCTGGTCTGCGTAGCCCACCACTGTGGCGGCATCGCCATGGCGGTCGATGATCGGCAGCCGCTTGATGGCTGCGATGGCCTGCGCGAACGCGCCACGCCTAAAGCTCTCACGAGCGCTGCCGTACTCTTTGGTGCCGCCTGCAGCGGTCTGATCAGACCAGCGCAGCGCGTAGCCACTGATGCTGCGCCCGTCGCCACTGGCGTCATCGCGCAGCTCGATGCTGCCCAGCTCTGTGGTGGCGGTCTCATCGCTCATGCAAGCACCTCGACATCATCGGTCTGCGGCAGCTCGAGCTGCACTGCTGCGCCGCTCTCTGCGTCCAGCGCTGCCTGCAGCGGCTCCACCTGCCCTAGCGGCGCCAGGCCCTCATAGGCGCGCACCTCATCCTTGAGCATCCAGCCACCATCAATGGCGATCTGCCAGCTCTGGTAGCGCGCCAGCTGCTCAGCTCGAGTCAGGTTGCTGAGATCGATGCGCACCTGCTGGCCCAGCAGATAGTCGCCAGGCAGCAGCTCGCTCATGGTGTCGCCAATGGCCTGCGCGTATCCGCCCAACGTATAGCGCACGAGATCCAGCCCAGCGCTCTCCGTATTGGTGTACGTCAGCGAGCTGCCCAGGCTAGGCGCATTGACCATGTGCGCTGGCACGCCAAAGTAGCGCGCCATGCTGGCCACCAATCGATCCTGCGCGTCTGCTGCATCAGTGGCCATCAGGTCTGCGCCGAACGGCTGCGCTGTGGTGCCCTGCCCAAGCACGGCAGGATGGCTTGGGCCCAGCTGCCTGCGCTCTAGCCAGCGCTCAGCGATAGCCTCTGCCTGCTCCTTAGCCAGCACCTGATCCGTGGTCAGCACCACCTGCGGCGCGCCGCCTGCAGACCACCAATCAGCCACGTACTCAGAGCTCGCCCAGCTGGCAGAGATCTGCGCCTTGGCCAGCTTGATGATGCCCTGCTGCAGTGGATCGCCAGGGAACAGCGTGCGACGCACCAGCCGGATATTGTCAGCGCTGATGCGCTCTGTGCCGTACTGGTACTCAGCTGCGCTCAGTCTGGTCAGCAGGCTAGGCTGCAGCGGGTAGACCGACCACGGCACGCCCTCACTGTCATTGC